GACTTGATTCGTGGAAGGGTTTCCAGAACAGTACCGTTCCGAGTGAACATGGTCACTTCTCCGTTGTGCTTCACGGCAACACACCTGAGACCATCTAGCTTCGGTTCGACACGAACAGGATACATGATAGGATCTTCGATGATGATACCCCTATCATCCTCGTAACGAGTCGAAAGAGTTTCTGCAAGCTGCACAGAGAATCCGACGATGGCACCTGGCCACACCTTATTAATTGTCGTGGACTGAACACCACAACGAAGGTTTTTTAGAAGAATTCTTTGGCACCATTTCTGCTGGGGGCCTGTCATGTTTGTAAAAAGACTGAAGACGAGATCCTTTGCGGCATTGCCTGTCACGTCTCGCGTGGACAACTTTTCATATATATCCTCAAGAAAATGTTCTAGAACAAGGTCGTCGTCGCCGATTCCTTCGGCCTCGGGCATCTTGAACTTGTTGACATAATAATTGATGTACGGATCGCCAGCTGCAACAAAGACCCTCTTGAGAAGATCGTTATCGATCTGCGACTCGAGGAGGCCTTCTTTGAAGAGACGAGAATTGTTGGATTCGAGTTGTTCCAAGATATCGATCGTCGACATGGTTTTAATTTACCACGCTTCGGTCGATAATGTCATGACTCTTCGACGCTTGTTTCTCTTTTTTTCTTAGACATTTTATGAGAAAAAACTTGCGTTTCTACAGGCTTTTCCTCCTTTTCCAATTCTACGACGGGAAGATTCGACGATGAAATTTCTGTCTTTACTTCGTCAACGAGCACTTTTTCGCCTGTGTCTTTTAAAAGAACAGGTGGGTCGAGCACGACTACACCTTCTTGAGGAGAAGAAGTAATAACATTTCCAATAGCCTCCAGAAAATCGCTTTCTGAAGGCGGAGAAACTCCCATTTTTTCGCACTTTTGCTGCAAAGTAAAAAAGGTAGAAATCCCGGATGAACTTAGAAAGTTCTTGAGATTGGTCTTTCTTTTCTTTAGCAAATCGACCAATCTGATGGGTGGAAGTTTTTTGACACTAAATTTTGACATTTTTCCTCTTTTGAATATTACTCAGTTGCCTCTAAATTATGCAGCAAGTCAGAAATTACGTTTTGGAATTGACACGAGGCAGCGACGTAACGAATCTTTTCATCAGTCAACTCAAGTCCCCATTCGTGATCAAAGGCTTCTGCAAATTTTGTCATAACCCTAAGAATATAATTCCTAGCTGACGAATGGTTCATTACGAATCCAATTTCTGACATGATGTCGGCAATCTCTCGATAGTTGATACCATCATCATCGAGCACCGTCGCATAACGCTTCATGTTCTTCTTGTTATTCATGGCTTAATTCTTTGCAGCGCGTATTTTTTACTTTGAAGTTCTAGCAATCTATCGTTAAGAATGTTTTGTACGTTATTTTCGTTTTGTTGAGCTCTAATTTGCTGGACGTCTATCGTTAGTTCTAAGGCACTCAATCTTCGTAAACAAGAAAATGCAATTGCAAGATTAAAAAGAGAAACGACGAGTAAGACTATACTCAAATAAATCATGCGAGTCCTTGTCCAGACGTAATCATGTTGGCTTCCTCTTCTGTAATCTGATAATCCTTCGCTTCGATATCTTCGTAAAGACCAAATCGTAATCGTAGAATTGCAGCTTCTTTTACAGAGAGATTCGACATGACATTCTTGACGATAACTAGCATTTCCTTTTTCGCCAATGATTCGAATGGGTCGTTGACGAAGTTTGTGTCCTCAAGTTTAGCCTCTAGAGTCGAATTGCCATCGTCACCAATTTGTTGTTGAAGAGAAACAATGTTCTTTCCAGATTGCATCGTCGCCTTGACGACAGTTTCCGATACATCGATCAGTTCCGACAACTCTTCCGAAGTAGGACCATAACCCTTTAGTTCTTTGAACGCGTCGGATGCTTCAATTAGTTTTTTTTGCGCTGAAACGGCGTGAGCTGGCAACCTAATAATCTTCTTACGTTTTAGGACGTATTGGCTAATGGCTTGCTTGATCCACCAAGTAGCATAAGTTGAAAAACGAAAGCCCTTCTTCCAATCAAATTTATCAATTGCTTTAAGCAAACCTAGATTCCCCTCCTGAATAAGATCCTCAAGAGGAATATTGTGACCCTTCTGCTTCTTAGCGATATAAACGACGAGTCTAAGGTTAGATTCTGTCAATTTCTGGCGTGCTTTAACTGCATCCCTACCTCCCTTTTCGTAAGCTTGAAAAAGCTCTACGAGCTCATCATGCTCCAGCTGCGGATGGGCTTGTAACGATCCCAAGTAGTTTGAAATCGTATTTTTCTTTGACAGATTATTTAGCATCTCAGTTCTCGGTTCAACTCGGTCGCGACAGTGGTCTAGGAAGTAGAGTCAAGAATATCCTCTGTGTCTGAATGAGAAACAAACTTCTTCATGTATTCAACATGAAGTTGTGAACGAGTTTGACGAATGTTTTGCTCTCGTTGAAGATACGCAAGCTCGACCTCCCACAGAAGAGGGTCTCGACCTTGCGAAAGTAGGCGGTTTCTCTCGTGCTCGAGGCGATTCATTCGATCATGAATAACCTCCTCCGCCATGTACCCGATATCATCAACGTTAATAACCTCAGGAGCCTCGAAATCGAAATCCTTACCAAACTTCTTGTTCTTCTTCGACATTGCGTTTTTTCCTATCTTTGTAATGTAAAGTCAGTGAACGTCATTGTACATAGAGCACATAACTCGCTCCAATGCTTCGCTAAGTTCCTTTAAGAAAGTTACTGAATCGAAAAATTCGAGTTGCGTAATCTTATCGCCACTCGCGAGCTTAAATCTACCGTGACTTGAGATTTGGACACGCAATCCGTCTTTAACATAGATCGATTGCCAAACCTCTCTTTTTTCCATAAGTGACACTACATTCGACATATTGATACTTTATCCTAAGGTCTAAAAAATTTGCATCAGTCGATTAGCTGAATCGTGTCCCACTCATCAGGCGCAATTGTGTAAATTACCTTTTTAACGCCCGCGGCGCGCATCCGACCCTGACATCCAGCGCAAGGTCGCGACAACGTCCATTCGCCAGTCGACCGCAAAACTCGAGCGACCCAAACGATAGAATCCGGAGTCAGTTTTCTAACAACTCGAGCCTCGGCGTGGTGAGTAGGAACTATATTCGCAGCAGCGATATTCTTCGCTGTAACAATAACCCCATCTTTTCGTAGGCCAACTGTGCCTAAACAAAAAGACCTATTATCGAATTTTTCTGGCTTATCGCGAGCGACTTCTGCCGCCATCGCCAACATTCTTCTATCGATCGACATACTTAATAGAACTTTACTGCGGCGGTCTACCACTTTGCATAGTATTTAGTCTATGAGGAAATTATGAGCGTTAACGATTCATTGTCAACTTCGAAAGAGGGGTTGGAACACATCGTAAAATGGGAAGGATTAATGCTAAAAAGATATATCTGTCCTGCTGGAAAGCCGACAATTGGCGTCGGGCACGTAATTCTTCCAGGAGAAAACTACCAAGTAATCACGCGAGAACAAGCTTTTGAGATTCTAGCAAAAGACGTTGAAAGATTCGAAAGAGCTATAAAAAAACACATAACTGTTCCCTTAAATCAAAATCAATTTGACGCTCTTGTTAGTTTTATCTTTAACACAGGCGAAGGCGGCATCATTAACACAGGCGTACAGCAAGCGATAAACACAGGCGATTTTGGTAATGTACCAGCCAAACTAGAAGAATGGAGCAAGTTTAAAGTCAATGGTAAACTAAAGGTCAATCAAGGACTTCTAAACCGTAGAAAATCTGAAAGTCAACTTTTTATGAAACCTGCACAATCTATTAAATTAGCAACGATTAGTTGGACGAAAGATAGACTAATCCAGGCCCAAAATAAGTTGTCTAAATTAGGACTTTATAAACTAAAGGTAGATGGAATCTGGGGACCTGGTACTTCTGCGGCATTACAAAATTTTGCGAAACAAAGAGGGTTAAACCTTGGCGCGAACCCAAAAATCGAAGTATCAAGTGAACTATTCGAAAGCCTCACTAATTCATAAAATTTTGGTTTTTGTTATTTCGATGCGACTAAGAATTTTTAGTGGTAGACGAATAAATGTCTTTATACCAACCGCCACCCTTTAAACTTAAACCTACGCCGCCCGAAATCAACCTTTCAAGCGATTTTCATGACACTGCGAACAATCCTTTAAAGGTTCGTCTTTAATAGATTGCACGGCTTCAAGCTCATAGTTGCAACAACTACAACGATATTCGTAAGTCATCTTAAACCTCGTTCAAGCGTTAGGCGCCGAAACCGAAATTACAGTAGGAAACATGACCAATTGTCCTTTTGATTCTGGGACGCCAGGTTGTCTAGTTATCTTTAAGGGACCTTGATGATTCACCAGGATAGATAGTCTCGGATCAACCAGTAGGTCTGAAAATCTTTTTTCAACGCCGTCGACCCAACAAGTCTGAGACACTAATTGGCATACTTGCGAATAATCAGAGTGTAAAGCATCGTGCGCCGTCGCGTTGGGTTGAATAACTTTTACAACGAAACCGTTCAACTTATTGATCGACGAAGGAACAGAAAAACCCTTAATTCCTTGGTAAGAATCGCCTGTAAAGTGCCAACCATAGTTACAAGCTTTCCGCGGATCAAGCTCTAGTTTTTTGTCAAGAATCCAGTGTTTACCAGGATCCGCAACTAATCCAACACTTAAGGATAAACTCTTTAATTTTTTATCGACATTACCAGAATGTTTGATCATCGAAGCGACAGTAGAAGAAATTGGCATCGGCGCTGGGTCAATCCTTCTTACAGCCCGCGTATAAACCAAGTCGGCAATTTGTGCAGTCATCAGCGACGCGTCAAATAAATCTGCAAGATTTTGCTGGAGTTTTGCACTGACATTAACTCGCACGCCGTCGATCTTTAACGCGTCTTCCATTACGTCGAATTTTGCGACAAATCCACTCGCGGCGTATTCGACCGAAACCCACACAGCCTCGAATTCGCCAGCGATAACGCGGTCCAAAATATACTTTTCGCGATCGATTAATTTTTCTGGGAAAGTCATAAACTTTATCTTATATCTCTTGAGGTAAATTGTTCATTTTGACTTTGGCTTGCGTTTTCCCATTTTGTCGTAGTTTTGACCATCACCTTGATGATTTAATTGACGAATAGGAGACGATGGTTCATGACCTTGATTCGCTTCTTCTTCTTCTAGCGACGACACGAAGCCACCGAAGCCTAATCTGTCTAAATCGTCGGAATCGACAGGTTCACCATCACTCGCGCGCCAGCGACCAGGAACGTCGGCTTGTTCTTCCAAGACTTCTCTGATTAATCTTCGTAATTGCGATATGGTTAAATTCATACTATTTAATATATATTACAAGAAGCTCTATATGCGCAATCAAGAATCTGAAACATCGCTGCCAGAAGGCAAAAAAAAAAAAGAAAAATACGCTCTGGGGAAACATTCGCGCACGAAGGTCAGCTGGTAAACCACGTCTAAAACCAGGTCAAAAGGGTTACCCTAAAACCCTAAACATCGAATCTGCGCTTAAAGAATTAATTCTTTTGTTGGTACAAGAAGAAATTAAGAAGTAATAGGTTTGTCGATGATTATTGCACACCTCGTCGTCGTAGGAACATCTCTGTTGATATTTGTTTCGACGCTAAACATCAACATCAAGTTTTAATCCTCAATGATATCCACGATTAAATCGTCGCAGTCCACTTTGCGAACAATCCTGTGCCAAGATCGCGCATGAATTTTGTGTTCCGTCCCCGGGACCAACGACACAGGTAATTCGTCGTCGAATTGTAGGTACCAACCTCGCGCCGCGATTATCTTAACTGTCCTATTTCTCTCGTCACGATGCCAGATCAACTCATCCGCATCTACAGTTTTCTTGAATATTCGGCGTCGAATATTCGATGCCTCCAGCGACTCCTCGAACGGAAACATCACCACCAACCAGGAATGTTCCTGCCAAAAAACTTCGTTGAACGGCAGGCCCAATAACCAGG